TAAAAACAACCCAAATGTCAAACGATAAAGGCACTTGGTTTGGTTGGGAAGTAAGTAAGGTTGGACCCATAACTGATCAATCACTTTATCAACAAGCGAAAACGTTTTCTGAAAGTATCTCTAAAGGTTCTGTCAGAGCGAAACACGGCGAAGATAAACCGAAAGATCAAGGCATTATCTAATTCTCTAAGAGAATGAGCGCACCGTGTGGGCCTAGAGGGAGACTGAAGGGCCCACACAGGATAAAGTTATGAATAAAAGATATATAGAATATTTTGATGGTTATCGTGCTGCTTACGGGTTAGCTGACTTTGAACATGAAGAAGCAATAGTAGATCCAGAAAGCGGAAAGAAGAAGCCAGTATACAGATGGAATTACGAACCTCTAACTGAAAAAGTTTACCAGGCTCATCTAGAAGGTAAAATTTCCATTGGCATACAACCATGTAATGAAAATTCAGAAGCAAGACTGGGTGTTATAGATATTGACCCAAACGACTACGATGATTTTAATAAGAAAATTTTTATCGACGTAATACAGGATTATAATCTACCTTTAATACCGATTGAATCTAAAAGTGGAGGACTACATCTTTGCTTATTCATGGATAATTTTATAAATGCAAAAGATATTGTATCTTTCTTAACTAACCTACTTCCTCTTTTTAAACTAAAACCCAACAACGAAATATTTCCCAAACAAACAGAACTCACAAAACATGAAGAAACTGGAAAATTAAAACCAGGACAATTTATTAACCTACCTTACTATGGAGACAAGAGACATGCTTTAAATATAGATGGTACACCATTTAAATTAGACCAATTTTTACAGGTTGTAGAAGCCAATCTAGTCTCAAAAGATCAATTAAAAACTATTACCGCAGGTTTAGATAAAAAAATATACGAAGGGGTTAATGAAGATTTTATTGATGGTCCACCTTGTCTTGCAGACGTATCTAAAATATCTAACAAAAAAGGTTTTGATGGTAGGGATAGATTTTTATACAACTATCACGTATTAGTTAAGATGAAACATCCCGATGATTGGGAGAAGAAAGTAAAGAATGCTCCCGTTAAATTTTTTGACGAGGCACATGCTCTTGCGTGGTCGGATCAAAAACTAAAATCTAAAGTAAATTCTTGGACTAAAACTGAAAAAGGTTATACCTGTACTGCAGACCCTATTGCTAGTTTTTGTAAAAAGGGCATCTGTGTTAAGAAAAAATTTGGAGTTCTTTCAGGGTCAAGAGGATCTTATCCTGTTTTAACTAATTTAAGAAAGATAGAAATTTTTGAAGAACCTGAATATGAATTTGATGTGATTAAACCAGACGGCATTGGTAAAGTAACAATACACTGCCGATCTGTAGAACATTTAAATGATCAACGGAAAAGAAGAAACGCAATTTCAAAAGATGCAGGATTTTTACCACCCTTAATTAAAGGAGACGCAGAACAAACTGTAATGGATGAATTATATAAAACACAAACTACAGTATCTCCACCAATAGGAACTTCTCCTAAAGAAAAACTACATGATGTTTTACATGCAAAAATAAATGGACCAAGAGCAACAACAGACGCCGCATTTAAAAGCGGATCAGTACTAATGGAAGATGGTTATGCCTTTTTTAAATTTGATAAATTTTATGATAGATTAAAAGCTAAAGATTGGAAATATAAAGAAGAAAAAACAGGACGTATAATGGTAACAACTTACCGGGAATGTGAAATACAGTTTCTAGATCAAAAAAGGTTTCCTGTTAAAGACAAGGGAAAATATAATTCTTCTACTAAGAATGTGGTGCAAATAAACATAAAGTCCTTTGAAGAAATCCCTATATATCACGATAAAATAAAACACAAAACGGAGATAATGTAATGGCAGCTAAAATGGATTTAATAACCGTGGTTTTATTCACAGCACTTTGGATATATTTAAATTTAGGATTATGATCAGTAGAAAAATATACGGGCCTCCGGGAACAGGGAAAACAACCAAGCTCATTAACTACGCAAAAACTTTTTATAAACTTGGAACTCCTTTAGATAAGATAGGTTATTTTGCATTTACAACAAAAGCAGCTACAGAAGCTGTTAATAGAATGCTGGATACTTTTAAACATTTACAGAAAAAAGATTTAAAACATTTCCGCACTCTCCACTCACTGGCTTTCTGGAGATTAGGTATGAAAAAAAGTCAAGTAATGCAAGATGAACATTATGAAGATATAGGGAGACAGGTTGGTATTGAAGTAACAATTTATTCTGACGGCCAAGAAACAACAGGGTTTGTGGATTCCAATAGTGAATATTTTAACCTAATAAATACAGCTAGAATCAAGGGCATATCTATAGAAGATGAATATAACACCGGCATGTATTCGTACGAACTTGAAAAAAATTTATTACATATTTTAAACAAAGAATTAACTAACTATAAAGAATCTTTTAAGCTGTATGATTTTACCGACATGATTGAAAAATTTAATGTGGCGAAATTGTGTCCAAAATATGACCTGGTGTTTATTGATGAGGCACAAGATTTATCTCCAATACAATGGGAAATGGTGGAAATTTTACGTAAAAACTCCAAATATGTTATACTAGCAGGAGACGACGATCAAGCAATTTATGGCTGGGCTGGTGCGGACGTTAAAAAATTTCAAGATATTACATCTAAAAAAGACATTATCTTGCCACAATCTTATCGGGTTCCAAAAGAAGTACAGAATATAGCTGATAAAATTTTAGATAGGATTCCAGATGAACGAAGAATAAAAAAGATTTGGAAAGCAAGAGACGAAGAAGGAGTTGTTAATTATATTAGTTCAATAGAAGATGCTCCTTTAGAAAAAGGTGATTGGTTAATACTAGCTAGAACTAACGACAGACTCGAAAAACTTAAACCCATTCTTAAGGATCTCGGGGTTTATTTTCAATATAAAGGTCGTAAAAGTTTTAGGGCGACGTTGTTTAAAAGTGTTTTAAACTACACAAGATGGCAGAATAAAAATGATCAACTTTCCTTAAGTGAAATAAAGGACGTATTAGACTGTGTTCCTTATACCAATAATTTAAAAGAAGAAAGAATGTATGATTTAAAAGAATTTGGTTTTAGTCATACTCAGCGATGGTATGATGTATTCACGATTAATCCTGAAGAATGTTTATATATTAGAGAATTATTGAGACACAAAGAAGAATTAAACAAAACTGCAAGAGTTCAATTATCCACAATACATTCTGCAAAGGGTGGTGAAGCAACAAATGTTTTACTTATTTTAGATAATACAAAAACAATTAGAGAAGCAGCAGAAAAAAATTGGGAAAAAGCAGATGAAGAAAACAGAGTTTGGTATGTAGGGGTTACAAGAACGCGCCAAAATTTATATATCATGACAGCTAAAAAGGAGGCCAATGGATATGACATCGAAAGTCTACAATAAACAAGTTGGAGGATCTCACTATAAAGATATGGTGATTCAGCCAAGTGAGTTTATAAACAGGAATAAATTGCAATTTGCAGAAGGAAATGCTATTAAATATATTTGCAGACATGCACATAAAGGAGAAGCACAAGATTTAGAAAAAGCCAAACATTATATTGATATGATTATTGAAAGAGATTATGGAGATGAGACACAAAAAAGTCAGGTCTTTAAATCAAGAACGGGGTCCAATGAAAATTCCTAAGTTTGAAGCACAGACTGAATGGGTTAAACCTACAGAGTTTCCAGACTTACGTCAGGTAGAAGAGATTGCAATAGATTTAGAAACAAGAGATCCTGATTTAATTAAAAAAGGATCAGGTTCTGTTATTGGTAATGGAGAAGTAATTGGTATTGCAGTTGCAACAAAACATTACAAAGGATATTTTCCAATTGCTCACGAAGGTGGTGGTAACATGGATAAACAACGTGTCCTGGCCTGGTTAAAAGATGTATTAGAAGCACCATCTACAAAAATTTTTCACAATGCTATTTACGATGTCTGTTGGTTAAGGGCTATGGGCTTTAAAATAAACGGCGATATAGCATGTACTATGATTGCCGCAGCCGTAACTGACGAGAACAGATTTCGTTACGATCTCAATAGTTTATCTTGGCATTATCTAGGTTATGGTAAAAATGAAGCAGCACTAGCAGAAGCAGCTTCTGAATGGGGCATTGATCCTAAAGCAGAAATGTACAAACTTCCGGCTATGCATGTTGGATCTTATGCAGAAAGAGACGCTGAAGTAACCTTTGGTCTTTGGCAAGAAATGAAAAAAGAAATTATTAATCAGGACTTGGAAGATATATTTGATTTAGAATCTGATTTATTTCCGTGCCTGGTTGACATGAGATTTAAGGGTGTGCGCGTAGATATTGAAAAAGCACATGCAATGAAAACAGAATTTAAAAAAGCAGAACAAGATTTATTACATAAGATAAAAGGAGAAACTAACATTGATACACAGATCTGGGCAGCAAGAAGTATAGCTAATGTATTTGATGTATTAAGATTGGAGTACCCACGTACAGAAAAAACTGAAGCACCATCATTTACTAAAAATTTTTTACAAGAACATAAACATCCTGTTGTTAATATGATCGCTAAGGCAAGAGAAATTAATAAAGCTCACACAACTTTTATTGATTCTATTTTAAGATATGAACATAAAGGAAGAATACATGCAGAGATAAACCAACTTAGAAATGCAGGGGGAGGAACAGTGACCGGAAGATTTTCTTATCAGAATCCTAACCTCCAACAAATTCCTGCAAGGAATAAAGATTTAGGCCCAAAGATAAGATCTTTATTTCTTCCTGAAGATGGATGTAAGTGGGGATGCTTTGATTATTCTCAACAAGAACCAAGATTAGTCGTTCACTATGCATCTTTATATAAACTTCCTTCCGTTTACGATGTTGTTGATGCTTATCAAAATGATTCTAATTCTGATTTTCATCAAACCGTTGCCGATATGGCAGAAATTCCAAGATCACAAGCCAAAACAATTAACTTAGGATTATTTTATGGTATGGGTAAAACAAAACTTCAGGCAGAACTAGGAGTCACTAAAGAAAAAGCAGCAGACTTGTTTACAACTTATCATAATAAAGTGCCGTTTGTTAAACAGTTAATGGGGAAAGCTTCTAATAGAGCCCAGGACAGAGGACAGATAAGAACCTTACTGGGTCGTCTTTGTCGCTTCCATTTATGGGAACCAAATCAATTCGGGATGCATAAGGCATTGCCTCATGAAGAAGCACTTAGGGAACATGGACCAGGGATTAGAAGAGCCTATACATACAAGGCATTGAACAAATTAATTCAAGGAAGTGCCGCAGATATGACAAAAAAATCTATGCTAGAGCTTTACAAAGAGGGAATAATACCGCATATACAGATCCATGATGAATTAGATTTATCTATTGAGAACGAAAAAGAAGCCCAAAAAATCGTTGAGATTATGGAAAATGCTGTTACACTTGAAGTTCCCAACAAAGTAGACTATGAGTTCGGATCTAATTGGGGGGATATTTACGACTAACTAGGAGAAAAATATGGAAAAAGTAAAACAAGAAGCTAAAAGATTATGGACTTTAGCTATAGCCAATAAAAAAGTTACTATTGGTATAGTTATTGCTATTATCATACTTTACGAACTAGCTACTAAATAATTATAAACGGGGGTCCTATGATAAAAAAAATTATGGGTATTGTTTTGTGGCCATTTAGAAAATTTTTAGAATGGTTAAAAAGTGGATTACCAGAAGGTAAAAAAGAAAAACCTTTAGTATTAGAACCGATTAAATGTCACACACACTCAAGGTATAAAAAATCTTGTGCAACTTGCCGTGCATCGGCCGGAATTCATCATGAGTAATTGCGAAAAATGTCATCACGACTGCCACTGTAAAGAAGAACTACATTCAGATGTATATGGGCTGTGCGCCTGTAAAAAATGTGAATGTAAAACAGAAGATAAAAATTACGAAAACGAAGGTGGTCTAGTGATTGATGACACTGGAGAATGCGAAAGCTGTCAATGACAAGTGATTGTGAGGATAAACAGGTGGCAGTTGATGCCAGTTATGAAGATGAAGTTTCTTCTAGAAGAACTGTAACTATCCCTTTAAAAGAGTATGACGAATTAAAACGTGATCAACAGTTTATTAAAGATAAAACTCTGATTGATATTATTGACAATATTGAAAGATTAGTTAGAGCACTAAGAAAACATATTGTAAGAAAATGAA